AAGCGGGGTTTGCTGATGTAAAGTTTGTAGCTCAAGCATTAAGAGGAGATTGGGCTGGTCTTGATAATGACCTACCACTAAACCTTACCTATACCTTCGAGGGAAAACACTATGGTTTAATTCAACCATCAAAATTATCGTTTGAGGAATGGATTAACTTGGAAGTGTTTTTTGCTCAATCACCATTAAACCTACCCCTGATTGCTGCTCACCTCTACAAACCCCTATCTTCAGAGAAACAAGGGGAAGATAGAGAGTTGGAAAAATACGATTTAACTGAATGTATGAAAAGAGCGGGAGAGTTTGGAAGATTTCCAATTAAAGTATTTCTACCAGCCCTTTTTTTTTTCGTAAGTTTTCTACAGGAACTCACGCAAAATACCCTATTATCTTCGGAGACGAATCCGATAGGGAAGCTTTCCAAGAACAAAACCCAAACAGAACCCCTCAAGAAGTAATCCAAGATGTGGTTGATTTTTATTACTCGTCAATAATGTTGTGTGCGGGTGATGACCTGTTGAAAGTTGAACCAGTATTAAAACTCACCTTGAGCGAGGTTTTAGGGTATTTATCCTATAGAATTGATAAAGCCAATAAAGCCAGACAAAAAGAACAAAACTCAATTTCATAATGACTTATAAAGACCTTATAAAATTATTTTATGTATTCGCAGCTCAACATCCAATCCTACGAACTTCATCGTGGGGGGATTTGAGTGATTATTCAAGGGATACATATATCACAAAATATCCTGCGATTCATATCGTTCCACAACCATCTACGATTGATAATACTTATACCAATTTCAATTTCACAATTCTATTTTACGATTTGTTGAGTGAGTGGGTAGGTGATGAGATTAAGTCAAATCAGTTGGATAGTTTGTCTCTATGCCACGAAATCCTGAATGATTTCTACGCATACTTTATCAACCAATTAACGGGATACGGATTTTTCTTACAGAACCCCGTTCAGTTCTCTCCCTTTGTCGATAGATTCCAAGAATCCGTAGTAGGAGTTGAAGCTCAAATAACAATCGTAAGCGAGCAAACTGCTTGTCTTCCCCCTCACATCATAGAAAGTTATTTCCTCTTATTTGAGAGTGGAAATATTATGAATGATGAAAATAATAATGGTTTAGAATACCAACAACAATAAAACAAACAAGTTATGGCTGACTTAAAAATTAGTGAATTACCACTTTATACAGGAGACACCACAGGAGTATATTTGGTAATGAATAATAGTGGTGAGACAATCACCTATAAAGCAACAAAAGAGACCATCTTTGCTGGTGGTGGAAGTGGAACATCTGGCACATCAGGTAGTTCAGGTTCATCAGGAACAAGTGGTAGTTCTGGCACAAACGGAACTTCGGGGACGAGTGGTTCATCAGGTTCATCAGGTTCAAGTGGAACGAGTGGTTCTAACGGAACTTCAGGCACGAGTGGTTCATCGGGTAGTGATGGAACATCAGGAACCAGCGGTTCTAATGGAACATCAGGAACAAGTGGTTCTAATGGAACATCAGGAACGAGTGGTTCGTCAGGTAGTTCAGGAACAAATGGTTTATCAGGTGATAGTTTATTCACAGGGGGAACTGGCACGGATTCAGTTAGGAACATCTACCATAGTGGTAGAACATTCAACGGGAACTACTCACTTATGTTGGGAGGTATTAACCCAACGATGAATGGGGGTGAATACAATCAAATACTGAACGGACAGGGTAATACGATTGATTCAACTTTCAAGGCACAAATCTTCAACGGGGAAGGCAACCAAATATCCGCAGACAATAGATTTTCAACAATCTTAAATGGTTATTCTAATAACATATCTGCTAATGGTGATGGTGGAACAATTGTGGAGAGTTGGAGTTCAACTATCGGTGGTAGTAATTCTTACAAAAACTCAATCTACAATAGTGATGGTGGAACGATTACTTCGTCGGGGGCAACAAGCACCTTCAACTCAATTAGAAATACCTACCAAAGTAATATCCAAGTTGGAGGACAACAAAACCTTATTGATAGTTCATATCAATCAGCATTACAAGGTAATATCAATTATGGTAATATTATTGCTTGTTATGATGTGGATATTATCGGTTCAGGTGAGAGATTGAATATCTTTAATTCTTTACAGAGTAGTATCCTAACAACCAACTCAAATCAAATCTCAATCTATTCAAGCGACGATTGTTTCATTACTGGTTCTAATATGAACCATTCAGCAATCATCAATAGTGATGATGTGAATATCTATGGTGGAAATTATAACACCGCAATTGGTTCATACTTATCAACCATTTCAGGTGGGTCGTCTAACTTTGGTATGTTTAATACCATTCAATCTAATTCAGGTGGTTATGACTACTCCAATATGATTGGAACAAGTGGAAGAACCGCAGATAGAAACTACACCACTTATGTTGAGAATCATCACGCATTCGGTCAAGTATCACAGGGGGTTCAGTCAAAAGGTAGTGGTGATACATTCTCTATTGATTGGAACTTGGGTGGTATTGTAGAGATGACCCTAACGGGTAATTCTACTTGTAGTATGACTAATGTAAGGAATGGTTCATCATACTTGGTGTATATCACAACTACAGGAACTCAAACCATTACACCATCAGCATCGGGTTATACATTCAAGTTTGAGGGTGGAGGATTTACTCTAACCACAAATGGAACTGACCTTTGTGTATTAGATGTAGTTGGAACTAACATTTATGTAAGACACTTCGCAGATTTCTCGTAATAAGTTATGTTAGAGCAGTTGTTGAACGAGGTTGGTGAGGAAATGGTAAAACTCATCCGTGAGGAGATAATGACCCCACGAGATAGATTTACCAAGCAACCCGTTCAACCAAAAAGACCACCACGATATAACTTCAACGCAACAGGTAGTTTATATCGTTCCGTTCAATATGAAGTAATAGACGAACAAATCTATATTCTGATGAACGATTACGGAGCTGATTATGTCTTTGGGACAGGCTCCAAGCCATCAAGACCCGCAATAGGAAGACAAGCAATTCTGTCTTTACAAAAGTGGGTTGAAAAGAAACTCCGAAAACCAGCTCCTGAAGCAAAACGAATGGCATTTGCTATTGGTCGTCGTCTTCACAAAGTCGGTTATAAGGGGTATAATATATTCAACGAAGAGTTTAATAATGGGGTCTATGCTTTTGTTGATAATCTTTTGGAAAGACCCGAATATCAAGATGCTATTCTTCGAGAACAACTCGGAGATATTTTTGATAGAATAAATCTATTAGGAGACCAAACCTTCAACATCGCATTAGGTAGAGTATGATTACATTTTTAGCAGAACCAAATTACATAGAACCCGTATATGGAAACCTCGTTTTTCAGTTTGAGAGCACGGGTGCTACAGACCCATCAAAATACAAATACAGATATGTTGTAGATGTATTCTCAAACGAAGGGTTCATTACAACTCTTAAAATAAGCCCATCAACTGAAGGTTGGGGTCAGACAGACCTCTCCCCAATTTTGATGAACTACACCTCATCTCAACCACTTAATGTGGGTTGTAGTGGAGAGACACCAATTCACCAAATAGCTTGGGGATACTTGAACGACAATATGATTGTTTATTCAATCAAAGTTGGTGAGGAATATTCGACCACACCAAATGGAAATGTGGTGGTTTATGATGGTCTTGGAAATGTAGGAAGTCCTGGTGTATTGAGTCAGATTTCATACGCTTATAATGGGGTTAAAGAATGGTTCAACGGACAACAATTTAATTTCGAGCCATTTTATCTAACAGGACAAACTGGTAATTTCCCACAATACTCAAGTATGTTTATGACGAACTCACCGAGAACAAGGTATATTCGTTCAACGGATAATGCTGTATTGGGAGCGTTTAACTGGCAGAGTGCTTCTCCACCTTCACCATCACCTGTAGATGTATCAAAACAAATCTATTCTGCTTTATTCACTTTCTATGATATTGATAATTTAGTTATACAAACCAGTAGAAGTTATAATGTTGAAGACCTATGTGGAACTCGTCCAAATTGTGCTTGGTATGATGGGTGGTTTGACTTACCTACAAACTTCGCAGAACAACAAGTGGTTTATCTTGGAGTTGGTATTCCCAACTTGGAGGACTATCACGGAATAAATGTTCCGTCAAACACAAAATACTATAAGGTTGAATTGGAAGCAATAACGACATCTCCGACCCCACCAGACCCTTCTATTGAGGACTTTGATGGTTGTAGTTGTCATACCTACACTTATACCAATCCAAGTGATGAGGCTGAAATTACTTTTACTTATTTGGATTGTGTTGGAGTAGAACAAACCATCACCATTGCTCCTTCCACTACTGGTGAGTGGTGTGCTTGTCAGAACACAAATGTCGCTTCTCTTGACGGAGAAACCGCAACTGATAATGGTGAGTGTGAAGTTTGTGAATGTAAGACATACGATGTTTTCAACGGAAGTGAGTTTGAGAGTTTATTTTCTTACACAAATTGTAGTGGTGATACTATCAACGATAGTATTGGAGCTTTAGAAACAATCAGAGTATGTGCGTGTGAAGGTAGTGTAGAAGCTGCGGGAATGACTATCACTTTGATTGGGGCTTGTCCTATACCATTCAGTGCGGATTGTAGGAATTATGGTGTTAGTTATTCAGCATCGACTCCATACACTTATACCTTTACTGGTTGTTGTGGAACACAGCAAACCGCTCTTATTCCACCTTCAACATCTTTGATTCTTAAAATAAATTATCCAGCACCCACCCCTGCTGGTATAACCGCAACTTTACTTGGTTCAACCTCTCCTGACCCTTGTCCTGACCCACTTCCAAATACTGGAACAACTTATAGTGGTGGAACTCAAATCATCGGTAGAAATGTATGTGATGATACACTACAATATTTTACATATTATGGAGACCCTATTTTCTTGGGGGTTTTCTTCAATTTCCAAGAAACCATCTATGAGTTCATAGAAGTTGGTGGTGGTGGATTTATTGATTTGGTTAATCCATATATTTTCACAACTCAAGCACAGGCATTATCTGCGTTCCCTTGTCCTACTTACGCATCGGGAACTTGTTTTTCAGCTCTCACTAAAATCTCTGAACCATTCTATTTCTACCTCGATGAGGTTTGTTCTCAAGGAGACAGAAACCTATTCTTTATGAATAAGATGGGTGCTTGGGATTACTACAATTTCAGAGCAAAAGAAGATGTTGGTTATTCTGTTAATAAACAAGAATATCAAGCAGCACCCTTACTTTATTCTCAAGGGTGGGATACAACCTCATATTATGGTTGGGCATCGAAGAGAAATGTATGGAGCAATAATGTTGTAAAAGCAGGAGTCCTTTACACCGCACCCCTTCCACAAGCAGAGAGTATTTGGTTGAGTGAAGAATTGTTCCAATCACCATCGGTTTATCTGATTGGGGATAATGGAGTGTTAGAACCGATTGTAATAACAAATACAGAGGTTTCAGTTCCTAACTATCAAATCAACTCAAACCTGTATCAAATCTCAATAGAGTATAAGTCGGCTTACGACACCACAAGACAACAACAAGAATAATATGGTTGTAGAACTATGGCTCAAATCCAACATCACGAGTGAATGGGTGAGTATGGATTTGATTGGAAATGTTAGTATATCAGTCAATAAATCGTTTGAGGAGATTGAGGATTTCACTACTCGTCAGTCAAGTTTTACAAAGACATTCAATCTACCACAGAGCTCAAAAAATAGTCAGTTTTTTCAATCAGCATTTATGGTAAATGCGTCATCATTTGTGGATAGTGTTGTGGTTGATGCGATTGTAAAATATGCGGGAGCGGATGTCTTTAATGGGCAATGTAGATTAGCACGAATTATCAACGATGTTAATGGGGGAACTTATGAAATCTTTTTGACTCAATCTTTACCTGATTTCTCCACAACCCTTCAGAATATCAAATTGATTGATTTGGATTATTCAGGTATTACCCACACTTTGGATTATGATAATGTGGTTGATACTTGGAATTATACTGGTGGTTCATATAATGATTATGCTGGTATAACGGGTAAGATATTATACCCCCTCGCTCATTACGGATATGATGCGAATCTTTACTACGGAACATTTGAGGACAACTCTACTGGATTTACTAATTCATCATACCCTTTGGTTCTGAACCAGTTTGCGCCTTGGGTTAATGTGAAATATATGATAGACCAAATCTTTCAGAGGTCGGGTTTCTCATATCAAAGTGATTTCTTTGAGACAGAATATTTCAAGGGGTTATTCGCCTTGGCAAAGACAAATCAAACACAAGGGGTCAGCACTACATCAGGTTCATCAGAGAACTCAAATGTTTTTATTGCCACAACAAACACAGGATTTTTTGATTATTCATTAACTCCAAACTACGGAACAGCTTATACAGAATATTTCTATCTGAATATAGAAAATACTGACCCTCTCAATATTTTTACCCCTTCAATAAATGTATCCAACAGAGAACATTTCTTTACAGCGGTAGTGAGCGGAGTGTATAAAATGAGAGTGAATCTTTCTTTATTTACTCAAAATAGTTCATTTCCTTTGGATCTGAATGTCGCTCTAAAGGACTTGGATACAGGGACAATCTACGAACAAGTTCAGGGACTATTAGTTCTACCTACAACTGACCTTACACAATTTACTTTATATTTCAATCTCACTTTACCAGCAACAGCTCGTGTTGGATTGTTCTATTCTCGTAATCAGGGTGGGGGTTTCCCTGATGCTACTTTGGGTGTCTTTAGAACCACTATGACTTTGTATGAATCACCATCGTTGGGAGGAACAGATAATGTTTATTTGGGGGACAACTTACCTGGTGAGGTTTCCTGTTTAGATTTCTTTAAGGGTATTATTCAATTATTCAACTTGGTCTTAATTCCAAGAGGGGATAGAAACTTCGTAATTGAAAAATGGGACACCTATTTCGAGGCTGGTGATGTTTTAGATTGGAGTCAAAAAATAGATTTATCATCTCCATATTCACTTCAACCCACCAACACACTCCAACAGGAATACATCATCAGTTATAATGTTGCTGAAGATAGATTCAGTAAAATCAACAGACAAGACAGAAACCAAGAATACGGGACTTTTAGGTTCATATCCAACATTCCATACCACGATGGGGTAATTCAGGTCGTAATCCCTTTCCAACCCCTACCAGTCGCAACCTTTGATGTGGTGAGTGATAGTAGTATGATTATCCCTCACCTTTATACTTGGAATCCTGGTGCGGATACATTACCTAACCAATATACAACTTTAGGTTCAGGTATTAGAATTGGTTTCTACAACGGACTTCAGGACTTTACCATCACAGGTGCTACGAAGAACTGGTATTTGTTGAGTGGTTCAACCGCTGTGGCTCATAACACCTATCCAAGTATTTCTCACCTTTCC